CAGGTCGCGGGGTGGCTGTATACTGGCAATGTGAGAATATTTTCTGGTGTATCAGATGGCGAGGTTATACCGTAAGGTTGTGGGCGCACTTATAATGACAGAAAAGGTGATGAAACAGGGTCTGACGGCTCGCAGGATACGCGAGGAGAGGCGAACTGTAGGCGTACTATATAGATTGGTACGTGGTCGCATGGGGCTCTCACAGCGCGATATGGGGCGCTTGCTGGGAGTGTCCCGTGACGCAATCATGCAACGAGAGAAAACTAAGAGGACCTATAGCCTGGAGGAGTTGGTATCACTGCAACAGCTCACGCAATTCACAGATGCAGAATGGTGGGATATGATCAAGGAAGTAGCTAAGTCCTAGTAATCACTACATGCCACACCGTAACCCCATGATATCGCTAGCCTTATCTTACTTTACGAGAACAAGATAACTAGTGAAGTATAACTTGTTGATTATATTTATTTTCTTGGCTACCCCGCCCCGTTCCCCAGCAAGATGCATATGTTAGGTCCTAACTGGTTGAATGTATTGGCCTCTGCGAGTTTCTGGGGTCCCAGCACCGATTTTCGTTTTGGTTTCAATTTGAAAACAGCGGCGCGAGTAGAAGCGGCGGCATCTACTCTCCCATATAAAAATCCCCAACCTTTAACTAAACACAGTTATGACTGACAAAACGGATATCCCTACCCAGGAAAGTGATTCTGCCATTGAGCCAGAGGTTGTGGTTGAGACTGGTGTTGAGCAAAAAAATTTATCGCCCAAAGTTTATTCTATGCCACCTCCGAGGGAGCAGCGGCGGAAAGATTACAGCAATCAGGTGTATGTGAAAGACCCTGAGATTATGGGGGCTGTGGAGCGGTTAGCGCGGCTAGGCTTGAGTAAAAATGCGGTAAGTATTGCCTGTAGGATTACGCCTGCACAGTTAACGGCGCACTACCTGGAGGAGTATGGGAAGGGTCAAGCGGGGATGCAGGAGGTTGTTGCTAGGGGGTTAATGGACCAGGCCATGGCGGGGAACCCGCAGGTGTTGATGTACTTGGGTAAGTCTAAACTGGGTTGGACTGAGGCTAATGTGGTTGAGCATGTAGGGGAGATACGAGCGGTTGTTAGTGCCAAGCCGCTTAGTCGGGAAGAGTTTGAGCAGCGTTATTTGAGGAAGGATGACGATGGAGAACTTTGATTATCATCATCTGCGGGATGAGTACCTTGGTAAGTTAAACATTCCCAGCCCTATTTTGTATTGGTTGGACGTTCGGGAGATAGCGCCGAAACCCTTTCGGGAGGTGTTGATTACGGGTCCTACGCAGAAGCATTTGGTCGCGTATTTGGATAGCTTGGACAAGTGTTGGGTAGCTGGGGAGCAGCGGATCGGGTTTAATGCTATGCCGCATTGGATGCATTTACCTAGAAGCCCATTGTATGAAGAAGAAGCGCAAAAGCGTTAGGTTGGCGGTGCCTGTTGATGTGTTTTACCGCTGTCCCAAGTGTGACTGGGTAGGGTATTGTGTAACGGATAGGTTTTACCTGCAGTGCGGCCAATGCAAGAGGGTATTTGGCTGGAGGGGTAGGGGTAGAACTGTGACTAAGGAGACATATGACAAGCGATACCAAGTTGGAATGGACTAGTGTTTGGGATGCCCTACCGGAGACGGATGAGGATATTCTTTGGGGCAATCCGCATAGCGGGATTGTGATTGTAGCGCCGTACAATCATAAGTTTAGTGGTGAGTTGGGCGAGCAGTATTTTACGCATTGGATGGTTGTGCCTGAGATGCCGAAGGGGGAAGCATGAAAACATTTGAGCAGTTTTCGGCAGATTTTATTGCTGGCTTACAACCCGCAGCTCCGCAATGGATCAGTGTTAAGGATAGGTTGCCGGAAATAGGTGTTAACGTTTTAATAAGTTATGGAAGCCTTCCATTCTATCATCTTGCGTTTTTGACACATAACGGTGACATAAAATGGTTTAATGGAAATCATAGTAACACAGAATACTCGCTTGACGATGTCACCCACTGGATGCCGCTGCCAGAACCGCCAAAAGATGCTAAGGAGTAGTTGCGGCTGGTTGTCTAGTGGTGGGCGTTTTTGCTGTTTCCTGCCCCGGTAGGCATTTGTTGAAAACCGAAGATTAACAGCGTCAAGTTTCGGACAGCCGCACAATGAAAACACAGGCTCAATTCATTCAGGCGTTGCAAGAGTCTCAAACATACGTCAATGCGGTAGCGTCGTGGATGGCAATGCATGATTGTGATGTAGTTATTAAGCCCACCTTAATAGCTCCCAGCACAGAAGTTAGGCATGAATACATTGACAGCGGCGACATTGAGATACGCCAGCGGGTGGAAGTAAAGCATATAAGTATTGGGTTTACTTGTGCAGAGGATTTTCCCTATTCAACTATTATCGTTGATGAAGTGCATAAGGTAGATCGTATTCCAAGGGGTCAACTTTGGGGGTATGTCATAGTAAATGAGGCGGGCACGCATGTTTGTTGTCTGCGTGCGGATACCAAGGGGCGATGGACCATTCAACGTAGGCATGACAAGAAAGAAGGAGCAGAACGCGCATTTTATGTGTGCCCGGTAGCAATTGGGATGTTTTGTGCTTTGCCTGCAAAAGTAATCAATGAGCATTGATGAGCGGGTTATCTGGAGTCCCCAGCCTGGCCCACAGGAGATGCTGGTTAATTGCCCTATTACTCTCATCGGCTACGGCGGTGCCAGAGGCGGGGGCAAAACGAGCGGAGTGTTAGGCAAAATCGCCATAGACCAAGAGCGGTACGGCGAGAACTTCAACGCTATTTTCTTTCGTAAAGAACTACCTCAAGCCGATGATTTGATAGAACAGGCTAAGCAGATTTACCTTCCGCTTAGGGCGCACTGGCAGGACCAAAAGAAGCAGTTTACGTTTCCCAATGGGGCACGGTTAAGGTTTAGGCCACTAGGCGATGATGGGGATGCCGAGAAGTATCAAGGGCAAAACCTAAGCATGGCTTGTGTGGAGGAAGCTGGAAACTTTGCGGATCCAAGTCCTATTTATAAGCTCTTTGGAGCTTTGCGCGGTAAGGGTAATCCACAGGTCATTCTTACGTTCAATCCTGGCGGTGTAGGGCATCACTGGCTAAAGGAGTTGTTCATTAGACCAGCCCCAGCGGGTAAGAAGGTTTTGACTAAGACCTTACCCAACAACGATTCGTTTCAGTACATCTACATCCCCTCAAAAATAGCTGACAATCAAATACTGTTGGCGCAGGATCCCGGTTATGTCAGCCGGCTACATATGGTGGGTAGTCCTGAGCTAGTGCGGGCATGGTTGGAGGGGGATTGGGAGATACATGAAGGGTCTTACTTTCCAGAGTTTAGTAGCCGCCATATCGTCCCTGCTTTTAATATCCCTAAGCATTGGCCTCGTTATCTCGGTTATGATTGGGGCTACCGTAGTCCTTTTGCCGCTGTGTGGGGGGCTGTTAGTAGCGGACGCGATGACAAAGGCAATGAGGTCCCTTACCCAAAAGGGGCTATGGTCATCTACCGGGAAATGCACGGAAAGGGAGTTGATAACGTTACCCAAGCCACCCGAATTGCAGCCGCTTCAATTGGTGAAACCGTCCACGCCGCAGCCGATCCAAGCATTTTCAATACCCAAGGAGGACCAAGCATAGCTGACCAATTTCATGCTGTGTTTGCAAAATACAAGCACCCTAGCTTTAGACATGCCGACAATGACAGGCAGTCCGGGTGGTCCCAGATCAGACAACGGTTGGTTGCAAAGCCAGCCTTGCTGTATATTACAACTCAGTGTCCCTATCTGCTTGAAACTTTACCGGCACTAGCAATTGATAAGCGGCATCCAGAAGATGCGGATTCTACAGGGGAGGATCATGCTTGTGATGCTTTACGGTATTTGTGCAAGGAACGGTTGATTGACAGCAGTTGGGAACAACCCGCTGAGATTATGAACAAGGGCATAGTAAAGTTGCAGGCATACATTGCCCAAGTTAGGGCCGAACAGACCAGAGCAAAAATATGAAAATAAAGCCATTAGTAGAACGATTTAGCGGCGCATACTGGAAGAGTGAGATCGGAAAGGCAGAGGAGCGCAGCAAGAAATTCGTTGAAATGGCAGAAGAGTCTATTCGTGTTTATAACGCGCAAAAGCAGGTTGGGATTCTCAATGATACTGAACGACGACTTAACAGTTGGTGGTATTGTGTTAATACTCTTTTGCCTGCTTACTATTCGTCCACCCCAAAAGCGGAAGTAGACCTTCGCAAGCGTGCTGGTGGAGTTATTGAGGAAATTAGTGCAGTCCTGCTTGAGCGAAACATTCAGTACAGTATGGATGTTTCCTTCCCTTTTGACGCCGTAGGTTACAATGCTGCTTTGCAGTTTCTACTTACTGGCCGCGCCGTTCTTTGGGCCAGGTATGACGCTGAGATTTACGATGAGACTATTGAAATTGCTTTGTTCCAAGCACCCGATGGCAGTCTGATTGATGACAAGGGCCAGCCGTTTACTGGCGATACTAGCCAGGCCAAGCCGGGTACGGGTGGGCTGGTGATTGTTCCCGTAACTACCCCAGCAAAAAATGAGGAATACGCTACCCTGGATGTCATCCAGTACAATGATTACCTCTGCAGTGATGGGCGCAACGAGATGGAGGTTGAGTGGCGTGCAAGGCGAGCTTTTCTAACTCGTCCTCAAGCAGAGGATATGTTTGGCTCGGACATTTCGGATGATCTGACCTACGATTCGTTTCCCGACCGTAACAAAAAGGATTGGAACCGGGACGATTCCAAGTATGAGGGAAAAGCCGAGCTATACGAGATTTGGTGTGAAGAGAGTGAAAAGGTTTACTGGCTTCACAAGAATAGCGACAAGAGCGTAATTCACTCATCTGAGCCGCCCATTGATTTTGAGAACTTCTATCCCTGCAGCATTATCGCTCAAAGCACTGACCCCGACAGCGTTCTACCTGTTTCAGACTATGCCCATGTAAAGGATCAGATCCTTGAGGTTGAGCGGCTTACTACCCGTATTCATGCCGTTACTCAGGCAATTCGTACCAATTCAGTGTACGATGCAACGCTTGGTAACAGCATGGAACAGTTGATGCAGGGGGATCTGAAAATGATTCCGCTGATGAACTGGCCTAGCTACAAGAGCCGTGGCGGGTTAGCTGCTGGTGTTGATACAATGGATATCACGCCATATGTAAATGCACTGCAAACGCTGCAAGCGGCACGGGAAACTGCACTAAATCAGCTGTACGAAACCCTCAAGGTATCTGACCTTTTGCGCGGCACTAGCGAGCAATATAAGTCTGCTACCGCGAACCGCCTAGAGAACGCTTGGTCATCACTTGGTTTGATCGTTCGCCAAAACATGTTTGCCAAGTTTGTTAGTGATGGCATTGCCAGATTAGGCGAGATCATTGCGACTCAGTTT